GCGAGTTGCCCCATGCCCTTGGCGACGCCTTCAATGCTGCTGCCGCTATCCTGCGCTGCCTGCCCAAACCTGCTGAGCGATTCCACGGCCACGCCAGTGCGCTGGCTCATGTCATTCAAATTGTCTGCCGCATCAATCGAACCCTTAGCGATTGCGGTCAGGCCAGCAACAGCCCCAACCGGCAGCAGCGCACCCATCAATCCGCCGACACCCTTGGCGGCCTGCCCCATGCGCCCGAGGCCGCCGCCGACTGATCCGGCTTGCTTGTTCAGATTGCCAAGGCTGCGGCTGAGGCCGTCGATCTCGCCTTGGCCTTGAACATCCGCCTTTACCTTGAGGATCGCGTCAAGCTTCACGGCTAGGCAGTCGCAGGATTTCAGCCTCGATGATCTGCAGATCGCTCAGCATTGCAGATTCATCCGCCACTGACCGCAGTCTAAACAGCCACGCCACTGCGCCATAGTCCAACCCGATCAGGCCGCCAGGGCCGGTGCGCCATTGCGTCTGGCAGTCGAGGAACATCATCAGCGCAGGCCACGCATCAGGCTCAACCTCGAAGTGCTCAGGTTGGCCGGGTTCAAACCCGACCACGCCAAGCACCGCGGCATCATCTGCGGTTTTGTCGATCACGCCGCCCTTGACCCAATACTGAGCGGCGTCCTTCAGTTTTTTGCTTTGTTGCCGGTGACGCTCTCGAAGTACGCCACCACAATGGCGCTTGCCACTGCAGGGATGTTCAACAGCTCAGCCTTGCTGGCAGCAGTGAATGGCACATCCTCGCCGTCTTCATCCTGCACATTGCTCCAGCCGGCTAGCACCTCATCGGCTACCGATTGATCGGTCAGCTCGATGCCATCATCGCCGCGCTGCTTTGCCCTGAACAGGTCTTGGATCTCGTTGATCCGCGTCTGCGCCAGTCGGTTGAACCGCGCGTCAAAGGTCTGCTTCTCATAGCGCCCGCCATCAATCGGCAGGCGCAGTACCACCGGCCACTCATAGGTGGCCGACTTCTTCAGGACAAATGCCATGCAGGATCAGGAGAAAGTGATCGAGACTTCATCGTTGCCGGCGCCGGTCGGGATTGCCACGTAGGGCAGGTTCAGCATTTGCACGCCGTCCTGGTCAGCATAGGTCGGGTTGCTGATGTCCACCTTGGGCGCCACCAGCGAGACCCGATTGCCAGCGGTTGTGCCATGTAGCAACGTCAGCACGCCGGTGGTGTCGTTGTTGGCTATGGCGAAATAGTCCTTCGTGGCGATCGGCACAGCCTCGATCATGCACTCGCCGGATGGCGCCCGGTTGGTGATCATGATCTCCTTGGTGCAGCCAACCAGCTCGCGGTAGACCAGCTCGTTGGCCATGTCAAGGCTGAGCGACTGCAGACAGCCGGCATAGCTCAGAAAGCTGAACGTGCTGCTGTTGCCCGGCTTGAAGATCAGCGGATCGGCCTGTGCGGTATAGGTGCTGGCCGGCGCCGCCGTGTCAGTCGGCGCGTTGTAGATCCCGGTGAACTCAAAGTCGATCGTCGGAATCGCTCCCACTTCAGCGCTCAGCGAGAATGTGCCGCGGCAGCCGGTGGCCTTGTGCAGCACGCCGTCGTTGTTGTAGTAGATGGTGGCGCTGTCAAAGCTGCTGCTGACTGGCTTGTAGCCGACGTTAACGGCGATGCTGTAGTTGCTGCTGGCGCCAGGCGTGAAGCTGGCTGTGGTGGCCTGCACCGTTGCCACCTTCGTGCTGCCCACGTAGTCGGTGATCACGCCGGTGCTACCGGACCCGGTGCCGCTGGTGATGCTGATGATCATGCCAACGTAGGCATCGTCCGTAGCGCTGGCACCTGCCGCCAGGGTGATGCTGCCAGCAGAGCCTGCCGTAGCTGTGCCGGTGACTGCAGAGCTGGTTGTGGTCTCGGCCATGCCGCACGCCTTCAGCAGGGCGCCGAATCGCGGAGCTGTAGCAGCGGCGCCGGATCCGGTCAGCTCAATCTGGAAGTTGATCAGCACGCGCTGGTTGGCCAGCAGCTGGTCGCTGTTGCCCAGCCATGGCCGGATCAACTCGCGGCTGACGACATCCGACTCAAGCGGCGTGACATCAATCGAGCGGACCAGCAGCGCATCCGTCCCAGCCGGGCTGGAATCAGTCGCGTACGTTGCCTCGGCTTTTACGAGGAGGAGTTGCTTGCGTGTCAGCAGTGCCATCGGGAGCAGTCTCGGGTGAAGGTGCAGCCGGCAGCCTTACGCCGGTTTCAGGGTCCAAGACGTATGAGCCGCCTTGGCCGTGGTATTCATCCAACATGCTAGCGATGATCAACCTGTTGCCAGATTAGCGACTGCTGTGCGATACCTGATCAGGTAATCACACGCGATCACTCCTGCGGGCTGGTCCGCTTCGATCATGTCAAACTGCACGCCGCGCGGCTCAATGCTCATGGCATAGCCGCCAACTGTCTGGTCGGCCATTACCTTGGCGTGCAAGCTTTCAATGGTTGCATCTGCCTGCTGATCCGGGATAATGCCCCGCACAATCACAGCGATGCGTACGGTTAGGCTCCAGTCGGTTTTGCAGAAGCTGACGTCTGTGTTGGCCTGATCTGAGATCGGCTCAACCACAATGGCCGGCGACTCGCCACGCGTGATCGGCTCCACCCTGCTGCGGTAGATTCGCGTGCTGACGCCAGTCGTACCAGCCAGTGATGAGGCAATAGTGGCCAGTATGCTTTCGCGGCGTGTTGTCATGGTTCAGGCGCTGGCAACTTGGGTGACTGTGCAGATGATGCCCGGAATCGCCGGATGCGTGGCATTGCCAGCTTCGGCGTGGATGTAAGCATCAACATCACTTGCCGCCCACATCAGTTCAATGTAATCAGCTGCGGCCAGCTTCAGCACATAGTTCACCGTGCCGATGATGTTGCCATCAGTGCTGCCATGCCGCGCGATGATACTGAAGCGGCTATCTGAATCTGCTACATCACCGCTGCTGCCGCTGCCATTCTTGCGCAGCCATACGTTGATGTCATGGATGCTGTTATCGCTATTGGTGAACTGGATTGAAAATGTGATGCTATAAACGCCAGCATGCAGCGCCGTGATACGACTGCCTGATGCAACTGCAACGCCGTAGTTGCTCAAGTCGCCAGAACGCAGCAGTATTGCGGTTGGCGTGTTGATCGTCGCCACATACTGCGATGTCGAATCCCAGAAGCTGCCCCAATAGCCAGGGCAGCCGTGATACGGCAGCTGGCTCCAACGTTGCGTGCCATTGCCGATCTTGATATTGCCGGTGTCTGATTCGCGGCCAAACTCACCAGCCAGCAGGATCGGATTCCCTGCCGTCCATGCCGCGCGAGTATTGGTGCGAATCGGTGCGCTCATGTCTTCTGCAGCCCTAGCTGTACCATTGCACCATCATCAATGTACTGCGTCTCGCGCACCGTATAGGCAGTGCCTGCCACTGTGATGCTGTCGCCATACTTCAAGCTGCCAAAACTGGATGCGCGCGCGGTCAGGGTGTAGTCAGTGCTCAGGATTGCATCATTGAGCAGCACCTGAGATGGCATGTCCAGGATGCCCAACGCAGTCACCGCTCCGGCAGTGCATGTCACGCCGAAGTCATCAAGGAACGCATCCAGGTTCTCGGTGATGGTCACGCGAATACCCTCGATGGGTGCTTGGGCTCAACGATGTAAGCGTCCCAGCCGTTGGGGAGGTCGCCCACGTAGTTGACGTGCCAGCCGCTCAGCAGCACGGGCGGGGTAAGCACTTCGCCGGTCTCGGGGTCGTATTCGCCGCCAATGCTGATGACGCCCACCACGTCTAGCGCGTGCGTGTGGCTGGCGGTGAGCACCACGGTGTCGCCGTCTTCATTGGTGGTGGTAAGGCCAGCAGCATCCAGCGCAGCCATGCCGGTGGATTCGTCGGGGAAGCGGAGGTAGCGCGTCATTGCGTGATCGCCTGCAGCGTGGAGTTAGGCAGGCGGGTGGGCCAGTAGGTGAGGCGGCGGATGGTGCCGTTATGTGCAGTTGACCCGTCATTGCTAGTGCCTAATCTCAACTGATTGATTCCCGTAGGAAGTGTTACGGACGTATCGCTAGATGGAATACTTCCATTGACACTACTTGCAACGTTATTGACAGCATAAGCGCCAATAATTCTGCGGCTTAATGTTGTCACGGTATCCAAAAGATTGGCTTCATTTACATTTGCTGTTCTGACTCTGAACTGTCCTACACTTGCAGTTAGCCACCCTAGGTTAATTGTGTTGTTGGCACTACCGTCGTGCATAAAAGCCAATTGAGCAAAATCTGTCGCTGGTATTTGTTGTTGCCGATCAGAAGCACAAAACACCGTCCCCTCATCCTGCCGATACCAAGAGCTGAAGTTCGCCCCCGTGATGCTGACAACGTCCGCGCTGCGGGTGACTGCGGCGGCGGCGGCGGGCATGTAGCTGCTGGCAAAGCCACCGGCTTCTAGTTGGGCGCCCCAGAAAACAAAACCAGGGACAACGCCTACAAGCTCAACACGAGCGCCAGGTGTTGCCCCATTTGTGGTTCCGCTAATAGAAAACCGTTTCCACGTTGTCGTAGCTACTGGGCTTGTGTCACTTATTATAACTGTGTCTGACGCGGCGTTTTTTAACTGAATTGAAAATGCAGCCGTTCCTGACGTAACGCGACAGTAAAAGCTAAAAGTGTAAAGAGCGTTAGCAATTCCTGTGTAATCTTCAAAAGTTCTAGGAGTGGCAGCGGTCTGACGTGATCCTGTCGCTGTGCCATCTGGCGCTACTTGGTCAACTGTATAGGCGGCAGGCGCTCCACCGGACGTTGGCTGATAGGTGGCTGAGTTCAAGCGCAAATTAGTCCTCTGCTCCTCCACCAGCAGGCCCAGGCTTTCGCCGGTCGTGGGGTTGTGGTCAAACCTCGGCACATCCACAGCCGCCGTCTGCAGCGTTCCCGCGCTGTCGATGTAGGTCGCGCTGCTGGCGCGGGTGAAAGTGACGAGGGGGCCGACAGTCTTGGTGACGGCGAAGTTGAGGTCGAGGCTTGGCACAGCTTGCGCAGCCCGCGCCAAGCTATCGCCGGCCCATCCTGGCGTCAGCACATAGCGGAAGACCGGCGCGCCAATCATCAGAATCCAGCCTCAAGCACCTTGACGCGCAGCGTGTAGGCGGTGCCGCTGGCAGGCGTATAGGCGCCCAGTGTCTCTAGCACTGCGTACAAACTGGATGACGCCGGCTGCAGCTTCATAATGCCGCCCTGGTAGTAAGCCTGCGCGCGCAACATCGAACCACGAACAGCAGGCGTGCCGAGGTCGTAACTGTCCTGCCATGCTGCAGCATCAGATGTCGTGAACGTATAGGCAGCGTTGTCAAGAATTGCGGTAGGCGCCGCTGAATACAAATGCACGCGGAATCCAGCCATGCCGGATGGCACCGTCGTATTGTTAATCAGCAGCTGGATCGACTGCACAAATACAAACGACGATGAACTTGCCGCGCCGGTCAGTTCATGAATCGCGCTAGTTGCACTGCCGATCACATCGCCAGCGGTATAGGCGGTCGTGTTCGCCGGTCGGGTAAACGTGATGCTCGGAATGCTGGCGATGGCCATGGTGCAGTAGCAGTTGAGTTCAGTCTAGGAAAGGCCCCAGCGTAAGCCGGGGCCATCATTGAACAGCTCAGCCGTACTTCTTCAGGCCAAAGCCGAAGCAGGTAACAGCACTCGAAGCGGTGCCCGTCTCAGCCGTGCAGCTCAGGCGGATGTAGCGCTTCAGGTTGTCGCGATCGAAGGTCTTCACCTCCTTGTAGGCAGCGTTGCCGATCGCGGTGAAGGTGCCGCCGGTCACAGCAGTGAACGTGCTGTTGTCGGAAGATTCCTCGATGCGGAACGTCAGATCAGCGCTGGCGCCAGCAGCGGTGCCGGCCAGGATGATCTGAATGTCGCCGTCGTACTCAAGGAGATCGACGCCGGTCTGGTTGCCGGTAGCGGTGATGGTCGTAGTAGCCAGCAGCGTGAAATGCTGCAGCTTCTCAAGCGTCTGTTGAAAGATTCCCATTGGTCCTCTTGCGGGTGGATTTGCGGAAAGGCTGCGGGCAAACTGCCGGGGCCGGCTCCACAATCGGAGCCGGCTGCGCTTTGCCCATGTTGATCAGAGCGGTGGCGTCCGATTGCTCGGTGTCAACCACCTGCCCTGCCTTGACAGCCACGCCCCTAATGGACGTGTCCTTAAGGATTTCGATCAACATCACAGGGTGTTGTTGCCGCGGCAGAAGCCTTCAGGATGACGGACTGCAAAGTCCACATCCTGCAGGGCCACCACGCGCACTGTGCCGCTGGTGCTGTGGGTGTAGGGATCCACGGTGAGATCCAATCCACTCCACATCGCCATGATCAGCTGGCTCCACACCGCGAAGAAGATGTCGCCAGACTCGACCTGATTGCTGACGACGGCGCTGTAGCCGTTGACGGTGCCGCCAGGCTCGAACACGTAGGCGCCGGTATCGGTGCCCTTGTCCTTGGTCTTCAGGTTGCCGCGCATGGTGGCATTCATCAGATACGCCATGGCGCCGATGTCGGCGTTGTCCGCAGCGATCTTGGATTCCATGCTTACCACCTCGGTATAGGTCGGGGTGGCGGCACCGAAGTCCTCGGTGTTGATGCCGGTGGTCAGCTTGATGCCAAGCGGCTGGCTGGTATTGCCCAAGCCGTACAGGCCAACGCGGTCGATCTCAAGCGCCAGCACAGTGGCAAGATCCTGGCGGATCATCTGCTCCACGTCGATGCTGGCCTGCAGCATCAGGCGGCGGCTGTAGTCGGTGAAGGCGCCTACGGTTTTTGGCGAAAGGTTCACCTGATCCACCGTCTGCTGGCTCTCGGTGGGCGAACCAGATTCAGCCACCCAATACGCAGTTGCCGCAGCCGTCTGACGGGGAATAGCCACGTTGCCGGTCAGCCCGGTCAGGCTGGTGACGCCAAGGCCGGCCAGTGCCGAGCGGTTGCGCAGCAGTTCGATAAAGCTGCCA